AAATGCCCCATCACGAGGATTGTTATCTGTAAAATCAATTTGCTTAACGTTGATGCGTGGTTCAACTACTGCTTCTGCTTTGATGCGTTCTTCTTCTGCTTTGATGCGTTCTTCTTCTGCTTTGATCTGGATCAGGCGCTGTGTAACAATTTCTTCAATTGCCTCTGCTTCTTTTTGCAATCGCATCGCTCTACGTTTTTTAAATATATTAAACATTTTTAATTCCTCATTTGTGATACTCTGAACTAGTTATTCCAGATCATTTTTGTAATGTCCAAGCAGTAAACTCTTTAGGATCTGCCCAGTATCGGACAATCACCGGAGTGCCCGGACCTAATATAATGCGCGAGCCTTGCATTACATATTGACACCACATTTTCTTGTTACTTAGCCTGCAAACTTTGGGCAATGTAACCCATACTTTTTTCCATACTGCTCTCTTCATCTGTTCTTGTATGTAGCTATCGTAATCGATACCATAATCGATTGCCATTAACTTTCTTCTTTTGGTTTAAACAAAACTTTTATTGTCCAATACTGCGGGTTAACATACTTCCATTTTCCAGAACCGCAAAATTCAACTTTCCACTGCTTGTGGTGTGTATTATGCCAAGCACTACTACCTAGCAATAATGCTAAATGTGGCACATCTTCTGCTAATCTGTCTGCAGACTTATGGAATCGCAGATCGACGTACTTAGATACAATATTATTATGCACTACTGGTATTATATAAAATATATAAAATGACCACATTGGTAATAAAATCAGCCATAGCACAATTAACGTTAAGTGTACTTGTATTGCATATTTATTAATTATCCTCCATACTGGTGTTTTCAGTGCATTACTCGTTTCTGTAATTGTTTTGCTGTATATTGTTACCGGTGATCGTATATTAAACATAATGCCCAGCCACGATGTACTATCTAGTATTGTTCTAGTAGGATCTTTTGCAGTATTTGTAAAAGTATGGTGAAGCGCGTGGTAGTTTCTGTTATTTTGTAAGCTTCGGCCCCCGTACATTGCAACTAACATTAGCACAATGCTTCCTACAAATGCATTGCAAGGAATAACATATTCGTGGGATACATAGTCGTGCAGCGTTGTTGCTACTACACCAAGACCGAAAACAGTAGAAAATACAAAGCCGTATAATACATACTCTATTGGAAAATACGCTATACCAACTACACATAATATTGTCTCAATCGTAATTTTCCAATTGGCGTATATGCGCTGCAGAAGTTCTTTTACTTCCACCAGTTTTCCCATGGAAAAATTACCCAAACATCATCATCTATTTTGTTAATAATGTTAGCCGTGTAATCAACATCGATTGTTGATTCGCTTGCTTGGTTATCGTACAGTGTTGCAACACGCACAGTATCATTCCATACTGTATGCCATTTATCACTACCGGGCCGGCAACCTGATTCCCAATCGTCTCTGATCCAGTTAAGCGTTTCTCCACTATCACTGATATCATCTACAATAAGAATATTTTTGCCATCGAATGCATCTTCTGCCATCCAGCAATTAGATTCTGTATCTGCATGATCACGTAAACTGACCCGGAGCGTCTCCATTGGAATATCTAAGTACGAACTAATTAACATAGCAGGTAATAATCCACCCCGCGTTAATCCCACAACATAATCCGGCTTCCAATTCTGTGCCGACATTTGTCTGATAATTTCTTGTGTATTGTGATTAACTTGTTCCCAGCTAACATATTCGTTTCTCATGCCATTTCCTTTATTTTAGGTTGCTTGTACGTTGCAGTATGATAGTTACCTTGGCCAGGGATAGTATTGCGTACCCCTCCCACAGGATCTTTTACATCATGTGCAACACGTGGAATTAAATGTATATGCGGCCACATTACCGTTTGTCCTGCTTCTTTGCCACAGTTCATGCCAATGTTAAATGCATCCCATTTACCACCTTCGACTTGTTTTGTACCGTATGCATTTGCGTCTGCAAATGTTTCTGCGATAATTTCAGCTGTATTAAACTTCGGTACGAACAGCAAATGCCCTTCTACTACAGGATATGCATCTTTGTATACAATGTGATTAAAATCTTCTGATACCTTGTCGGTCCACGGTATATCTGCATCTTTGATATAATATAAGTCTGTCATAATTTATCCTGTGTACGTACAGTGAGATTTTTTAGTTTCCCACAGCTCAAGCGATGTCACTGTGGCAAACCCTGCCATTCTTTCTTGTGCATATTCGTATAAGTACTTACAGATATTTTCCGAAGTAGGCACAAAATTAACAAGCACAAAACCACCTAAATGCGATTTACGGTTTTCATCGTTGGTGTACTCGGTATGAGCTAACTTCTCGCCCAAGTTAGTAAAGTTACTAACATTGTTAACAAGACTGGCATTTACACCAGTAATAATTTCGAAGTTCGGGTCATTTATATCAATCATAAACTTATGATCTAGCATATTATCAATAAACTCTTTCATGAAGTTTAGATTTTTAAAGTCTGTAACCATTTGGCTATCGTCAAGTTTATCTGCGCCCAGCATTACTTTAATCTCGTAGCTGTGACCATGTAGATTCTTGCATGCACACTCTGTTTCGATACTTAGATCAGGCCTGCTTAAATTTTGTGCCCAAACTCGATGTCCCATTTCAAAGTGGAATGCTTTGTCGATAACCCATTTGTATGTATTGCTCATTTGTTCTCCTTATCTTGGTGCGAATTGTTGTTGTAATTTTACGTTATCAAAGAATTCAGTTTTTGTTGCCGGATCATCTTTAAATGCGCCTTTTAGTACTGTTGTTTGTGTCAGACTACTATGTGCCATTATTCCTCTATTCTCACAGCAACCATGTGTTGCCTGAATATATACTGCAACGTTACGGCTACCCGTTGCTTTGATAATTTCGTTTGCAATATCGTTACATAGCTCTTCTTGTAGTGTGCCACGTAACGAGCACCATTGCGCAAGCCGTGTGTATTTGCTAAGACCAATTAATTTAGATGCGGCAATAATACCGATGTATGCTGTACCAGTTACTGGTTGATGGTGGTGGCTACACATAGATTTTAGTTCGCTACGTACTACTAGCATACCGCTATACCGTTCTTCACTATCGTTCGGAAATGCAGTTGCGCCAGGTGCATCGTCATACCGTCCTGACATAATTTCTGTGATATACATTTTAGCTAATCTGCGTGCTGTACCTTTGCTGTTTGGATCATTGTGCCTGTCGATAATTAAACTGTCGAGAACATCTTCAAATTTAACTGAAACTTCATCGATTAGTAAGTCTTTTTCTTCGTTGCTAATATACTGCGAAATATTATCACCGGCCCAGTATCGTTTATCATCTGCTTTGATACGGTCTGTTATTACTTTACTAATCGGTTGATTTTTTTCTGCCATTTAATTCTCCTATACTGTGTATTATACGTTATATTTAGGCGATTACAACTATATTGGTAATTTATTGTTGCAGTGCATGTATTATGCTATCAGTGTTATCGCGATAAATCTTTTCCCATAACAATTCTGCTTCTTTTATTGTGCGCTTCACAGTCTTAATTGTAACATTGTTAGGACTTGGCCATTTAATAAAAAACGGTTCGAACCAATTGCACACATTAGTAGCCTTTGTTATTACAACAGGAGATCCTTCGTCAATTTTATTGTGTACTAGGTTCGCATCGAAAACAAGTTGGTGTAATTCTAGCAATGCTAATCGAAATGGGTGCCGCGACATATTACCTTTATGTTTCTGTATACCAGTGTCTAGTGGCTTACCCAGCAGATAAAAATAAACAAGAAAATGTGAATGGTGTATATTACCTTGCTTTCGATGCGAGCCTGTTCCTTTAGATAATTTTTTTTGTACTGCGTTTTTCTTTATTCGTATTAGCTCGTCTGTTGGCACATTTGTCGACTTGCACTGATCCATGTGCAGTGCTAATACAAATGCTTCTTCTGGTGTTCCGAATTTATGTCTTGTTTTATTCATTGTAATTCAACTAATGAGCAATTTATTCCCACGAAAGAGGTTTGGCTTTTGCTACCCCAAAATTTAAATATGTGTGTATTTTAGCGTAGTCTTCTTCGGATTGCAAGCTTATTAATTCGTTTGCAAAATGCAATTCTACGCCGCTATCTAACGCTAATCTCAATAACTCATCCCGTCGATTAACATCGTCAGTTAGTGCAAATATGCTAAGCAGAACTATACCGTCTGGTTTTTGTTTTATATAGTACTCTAGTGATGGTTGCCAAGTTGCGTATTGATTTTCGAATTGGTATTCATTGTACTGTATATTATACTTATCGCAATATTTATTAATCGTTGCACGTTGCATCGGTAACGGGATACCACGGGTAAAATCGGATTCCCAACCTGCGTATGTTATAAATAGCTTGCTAGTATAATCGCATATTTCTGCTTCATGATGGTCACCCGGTAATCTAAAGAAGCCACCTGGTAATTTACGATCGTATTCGCTACCTTCTATTAGCAATCTCATATCAAATGCTACCCGAGTATAATTACTTACATTGTTTATATTTCCGTGTATATGCTCTTGGCAGAATAAATGACTCTGTCCGGGTGATAGTAACACTGGTTTACTAGCTTTAATACACTCTTCTTCAAATGTGTCAATTGATAGCTTGTTATTGATAAACTTTTTAGTTAGTTTACGTGATGGTTCTGTATCCATGATCCACATTGTATTTGATTCAGCTGTGTTGGTCAACGGAGTCCAAATTGTTCTGCAGCCTCTTCCGTTACCAACAAACAATCCTTGATGGAAGCCTAACCGCCTGCCATCTGCTTGCTGATTCGGGGTAACTACTCGTAGTGTACCGTATCGCTGAATTAAATACTTGGTATCGCCTACTAATGCCGGAGCATATTCTGCAACGAAATTATCAAATAGCTTCATAAAACTTGCTCTGCTAAATGCGCTTTGTACATGCCGTTGCACGTTGGCAATTTGCAAAATAGACAGCGATTGATGTAATGTCTCAAGCGATTCTATCTCAGGTTCTATTTCCCTAATAACACTAAGCACCCATGCAGGCCAATTATATTTTTCAAGGTTATAATTTAGTGTTTGGTTGTTAAATGTATTTAATGTATTATCCATGCAGTTTATTACTCCAGTGCGCAATTGTTGCATCAAGACCGTCGTCAAGTGTTGTAGTAGGTTTCCAGCCTGTATGTTCAGTAATTAAATCGTGGTTACTATTAAGCCAGTAAATTTCACCTGGTCTAGGATCTTTTGTATCCCAATTAACAGTGCCGTTCCAGCCGATTTTCTTGGCTATTAATTGTACAAGATCTGCTATCTGGATTGGATGATTGGGACCGATTGTGTATAAATTATTTTTTACTTTACTGGGATTTTCAATGACAGTTTTCCATACGTTAACCATATCGTCTACATAAATGAAGTTTCTATATGGAGCACCATATCCCAGATTAATTTCTTTGGCATTAGTTAGCATCTGTGATATAATTTGTTCAACAACAAAAAAATCATTATCCTTTCTGCCGTAACAGTTAGTCTGCCGTAGTATAGTATACGGTAATCCGTATGCACGGTGTGCATACTCAAGATATTTTTCACAACCTAGCTTAGCTACTGCATATGGTGCATTTGGGTTAGCTGCTGTGTCTGGTGTAAATGTTGCAAAATCAACAGGCTTTCCATGTTGTTCGACTTCGTCACTAATTGGTTGCCAGCCGTATACTTCCATTGTGCTTGCAAATATAAAATTTTCAAATTGTGTGCAATGCATATTTACACATTCGATTAAATTAACCGTTCCTGTGTAGTTAATATCGCTAAATGTAGTTTGTTCGTAAAAGCTTTGTTGCACTTCTGTTCGTGCCGCAAGATGTAGTACAAGAGTTGGGTTAAATTCTTCAATTTCTGATTCAACTGCATCATGATCGCGAAGGTCACTTTTTAATTCGTGTATTTTAACTTTGCCGGTTAATGCTGGTATAATGTGCGAACCTAAAAAGCCGTCTGCTCCTGTAACTAATAGTCTGGTATTGTACATGGTATTCCTTAATATAAATTAACAGATCGCAAGTCTGGGTACTTGCCGGCTGTTACCGGTTGTATATCTTTTTGTAGCAGGGCCAATCCGGATATTGCCTGCTCTATTGTCATCTGATAGTGATAGCCGTGTCTGATTTCTTTTTGTGCACTCCACGGGCTAATATGTAAATCTCTGCCATCGCTGCGTTGCATTGACAAAATATCGTACATTTCTTTATTGTCTGTTAGTATAGCACCGCCCCTGCCGATCTGCAACGGCTTCGAATAACCAAAGCTAATGCACTGTACCATTCCGTCTTTGTACATGTCTTTTTCTAATCGTCGTGCGCTGTCCCAAATATTTGTGTTATATATCCGGTATTCACCTTGCCATTTATCGCTTGTAAATGTGTATTTAATTCCAAGCATACGCAAGGTTTGTATAACCGACAAGTACGTGTAAGCGGTGATTTCTACTTCTTTAATATTCTGATAACGTAACACTAATTCAAGCGCATGGGTGCAACAATCGGTTGTAATAACATATGGTGATCCTGTATATTCTGCAAGTGCCTCTTCAAATTCAAATATTTTAGTAAATGACATTTGCAATAGTATCGTATATTGTTGTACCAGAGAAAAAATCCATTTCCATGTGCTCTTTTGCTTTTCTTAATCCACCGCTTTCGTGTAGTGATTCTTGCATATCCATTGCTGTATGTATAGCTAGCATTAGCTCACTCTTATGTTCCAAATAGCTTTCAAAGGATTCGGTCCAATGCGAAGCATATTTAAATACGTCCTCGTACATTTCGCTATAGCTAAGCCGGTCTGGTACTAACGGTACTGAATTTGCGCACAGTGCTTCGTAACAACTGATGCCAAGTGTTTCTTGTAGATTTGCACTGAATACAATTTTGCTTTGGTTCAATAGTGTATGGTATTCATTTTTTGTTAAGTTTTCTTCTTGACATACTACCCATTTGTACTCTGGCATCGATTTTGCCAGATCTTTGAAAATATCAACTTGTTTTTCGGGTGCAAGTCTATGCGGAAATAGTATTAAATTGCGTTTGTCATTATTGCCTGCAACAGTACTTGTTAAGTATTCCATTGGCCAACCTGTTCGCACAATTTTTGTACTAGTGATTTTACGTGGTAAAATACAACTGAACATATTAATATGGAAATCAGTTGCAAAGAAATTATTATCATAGCAATTAAACATACTGCGTTCTGCATCACGAACCCATTGCGCATTGCCTATCAACCTACCAAGAAAATCTTGTGGATCATAACTACCCGCATGCCATAGCCCGCCGATTTTAGCATCAATCCCCAGCAGATCCAGCATATATTTAAGTTGAATAACTGTGGGATTCCATGCATCGGTATACAGGAAGTAATCACCGTTTTTCACTTTACCGTTGGAGATTAACTCGGATATTTTAAGTAATTGCCGGCTCTTATAGCTGTTCGTGCCTGCAAAATTTAAAAATGCCCCACCCGTTGGTGGCGAAACAGTTCCGCCTTCGATTACCTTAATTGTAATATCGTCGCTAAAGTATTCTTTCATTTGTGCAGGCAGATGTGATTTCCATTGTGCAGTGTATCTGGTATCAACTGCTTCGATGTCTACTATGTATATTGTCATAACAATCCTATTGTGATAGATTTCTGATTATCTGGTATCGTTTATATAGTACATTAAGTTTAGATTTGCTATCTTTGTCAATTATATAATTCATTGTTGCTTTAATTTGTAGCAGTGCAAGCGCAGACGAGCTTGCACCTGGATACTCTTCCTGAGCTAATCTAACCCACGTTTCCTGTATATTTTTTGATATGTTAGAAGTCATATTATTTTAGTAAAGGGCTATTACAGCCCTTTACCAGTATATCCTTTTATCGTCTATACATTTTTTTCCAATCTTCGATCCACATGTTGCGTACCCACTTACCTGCTTTTAATCGCAGAAAACTGTTGTACACATAAGATCTGCGATTGTACAGATCTTGCTCACGGTAATAATAACCGTATTTTTTGCAGAAAGCCAAGTACTCGTCTAAATCGTCGAATACATCTCTTGTACGCACGTTGCGTCTTGGAGCTCTAGAAGCCATTGTGCTTCTCCTTGGTTAGGTTAATTATAGAAAATGTTGCAACCATTTTCTCCATCTTCGCTAATTTTAATCCCTACCTTTCGATTAGGATAACGCATTGCGATACGCTCGTACAGATCGTCGGCAATCATTTCGCAACTTTTGCTGTCTAGCTGTACAATATCGTCACTATATAAAGATTCCAAGAACCGTTTAAATTGGATAAACTCTATATCGCGATCGTTATGCTTTATGCCTATTGTTACCTCAAAGTGAAATACATGTCTGTGTGGACTACCCAGAAAACTAACATCTGCTAATGCAGGATCAGTTAATGCCGCGGGATATGCATGAATACCTTCTTTTTGAAAAGATACCCATATATTGCGATCTGCTTGGTTTTTATTTTTATTGATTGTATTAAGCAACGATTGTGCTCGGATAATATCAACTTCGTCTATCATTTTTCTGCCCTGATAATAGTATCACCGCGATATTTGTCCCAACTAGTAAACCTGCTTCGATCTTGTAAATCGTGCAAGCTATGCACCCATACACCAGGGTTAGATGCATTGAAGTCGATATCGTCTACTTTAACAACTGCATTGTATCCTAACTGTGATGCAAATGGTATTTTAACACTGATCTGCGGAATGCAATTGTTGTACTCTACCCAGCTATACTCTGTAATACTTCCGCAGTATGCAACATCAAAATCGATTGTTGTCAGAATACCTTTTGATAAAAAGAATACAATATATGCATCCCATGTGGACCAATCGTCGTCGTCTATTGGATTAAATGACTGATTTGCACCCAAGTAAATATGTGTGCACTTGTTGTCGGTATAGTCTTGTAGAATATCTTCTGAGTTAATCGACGTGCCCACAACGAATAATGTTTTCTGTTTGAATGCTGGTGTTTTTTCTATCTCGTTTCCAACAAATACCAGTGCATTGTTAGCTTCGCCTGTTTTATAATCTCTTATCATGTATATATTATACCTTATTGTATGTTAAAATGCAACTAAATTTGGCTAATTGTTAATTTCCAAATCATCTAATTTAGTTTCGTCGAGCTCTTCTGTTTCGGCAGGTTCATTATCCGGTTTAACCTCTTCGAACAGCTTGTTAAAGAACGTGCCGGGGCCAACTGCTTTTTTGCCAGACGCGCCTCGTGTACCGATAATTCGTTTCCACATTTGCATGCTTGTCTTATCTTCGATAATTGCCATTGCTTCGGCTTTTGTTGGAGCTGCAAAAATCGAGTCAATCAAGTCTCGTATTGTAATACGTGTAAATTGTTCTTGTATAAGCATATTTGGATAATTTCCGGCATCGTATGCCCTGTTTGCTGACTGCACTGCATTAATATGCGACCAAACGTTGTGGCCCATTAACAATGCATAACTAAAACTATCCCAACTTGTTTTTCCAACTTTTCCAATTTTATTAAGATCAGGCGGAGAACTGTAATGATTTAAGTTAGTAACATCAAACTCTTCACCGTTTAATTCAGCAGTTGATTTTCTGACACCATCTTTATAAATGCAAATATCATTAACTTTAAGATTTTTAGTTACTGGGCTGTCAAGAAACGATTTGTGAATGCCATCTTGCAACACAGCATCGCGGAACAATCTATTGTCAGTTGCATACGCTTTATCATCTGCTGTTGGTTGCATACGATAAACCCATTTCTTTCTGTCTTCTGTTTCAACATCCATATAAACTTGCCCATTAGCCACAGCTAAAAACGGGCTTGCACAATCAAAGAGA